TTTTTGTTTTGGTATCGGCATTATCGTATCGCACCACCTTTTGCAAAATCTTTCACCATTTTTTTTCTTGCCTTTTCAGCTCTTTCTAATTTAAACTTACTTACTAGGTCTGTGAATACATAACCATTCATATGTTCGTTCTCATGTTGAAATACCCTCGCTGACATTCCGTGTAGAGTTTCTTCTATCTCTTTGCCGTGTTGATCTGTATATTTTACTGAACACCATTTAGGTCTATTGATAGTTAAGAATAAGAAAGGAAAAGATAGACAACCTTCTTTGAAGTTTACTGTTTCTTTACTTACATCATTGATTAACGGATTGAATACTGATCTAACTTTACCATCTTCTATCTGTGGGTGACCGCCCATTACAAACATACGATACGGCAAACCAACTTGATTAGCAGAAAGTCCAAGACCACCATACTTGATCATTGTTTCATACATAACTTTTGATAGGTCAAGTCTATCTTTGAAATCAAACTCTTTTAATGTATCGTCAATGAAAGGTGCAATCTGCATTAATAATCTAGGATCACTAGGTGGTATTAAAGGCAATACTCTTTTTTCTGGTGCCTTTGGTTTACTGTCAGGTCTAAGATTATCTAAACTGCCATAGTCTAGTTTTACTGTTTCTTTTTCGCTTTTGATAATAGGTATTTTTTTATCTTGTATCTTTTCAAAATTTTTAGCGATTTCTTCTATTTTTTCTGGTGTTAGTTTTTCTGCCATTATGCCATCCTTGTAAAGTTTTTATATTTCTCAAATTTTAGTACACTAGGAAATTTATCTAATAAAGTATCACCTTTGTGTGAAATAACAAAAACATTTTCTTTTGCTAGTTTGTTTGTTAGTATTCTCATAAATTCGTCTGTGCCTGAACTATCTAATGAACTGTCAAATACCTCATCTAATATTAATAGATTTGTATTTGTTGAGTTTTTAAGTTTAGCAATCTCTCGCCATGTAAATAGTATTGACAAGTCTATTCTTAATTTCTCACCCTCACTAAAAGAATGATAGTTAAACTCATCACGGTGCCTAGATTTAATTGTTTCTTTAAATGCACCATCAAGTGTGAAGTTGACGAAGAAATCCATATCTGCTAAATTCTTATTAATAAACTGATTCATTATCGGTAGATATTGTTTGATAATCTTTGTCTTAATACCTGTATCTTGCATAAGAAATCTAGCGGTATCTAGATAACTTTTTTCTTCTTTATATTTAACTTTTACTACATCTGCCTCAGTTAATTGTTCTTGTAGTTGTTCTAATTGACCAGTAGCAACGCCTGTTGTAAATTTATCATCTGACAATTCACCAATCTCGTTTTCTTTAATAGTCATGTATTTATTAATTTCTGATATAGATGTTTCGTATCTATTAATTAATAACTCTTTTTCTCTTATCACAATCATTGTTTCATTGATCTTTGATAATCTAGTTTCGGTAGTTGTAATTTCTTTTACTAACTGACTCATAGCACTATCAATCTCAATGACTTTATTCTTCTTCTTATCAATCATTGTAGATTTAAATGCTTCATCAATACTTTGTTGACAGGTAGGACAATCATTGTGTGTTTCAAAGAACTGTAAATCTTTCTTGTGTTTACTACAAGTATTTTCTAACTTTGCCTCCATATTATGAAGTTGTTTGTACTTATTATTTATTTTAGTTTCGTCTATTATCTCATTCTGCAAGGCGGTTTTCTCGGCAGTCACTCTATCTATATCTAGTTGATAGTTGTCTATATCTGTTTGTGCTTGTTGCATTTCTATTTGTTTCTTATCAATTGATTGTTGATTATTACCACTTAAATCTTCTATATGTTTCTTTTGTGATTCTACTTTACTCTCTATCAACTGATAATTAAAATCAGATTGTTTGATTAATTCATCTTGATTTTTTACTTTATCTTTTAATATAAAATTCATTTTAGAAAATATCTCTATATCTAATATTTCTTCTACTACTTGTCTTCTATATTCTGGTCTCATTTGCATAAAAGGTTGATACGAAGCATTACCTAATATAACAACTTGTGTAAATGTTCTAAAGTTTAATTTTAATATTGTTGATTCTAAATGTTTCTGATAATCTTTTACGGCAGCGTCTTGATTTAACATGATACCATTACACCATATTTCAAACTTATTAGGTCTGATACCTCTTATGACTTTGTATTCATTTTGTCCAACAACAAATTCTACTTCTACAACGCAATCTTTCTCGTTAATACTATTGACCATCTGATCTTTTTTGATATTTCTAAATGCCCTCTGAAATAAACCAAAACATAATGCGTCTAGCATGGTTGACTTACCGGCACCGTTTTCACCTACAACTAATGTCTTTGATGATCTATCTAGTTGTATCTCTATAAACTGTTGACCTGTTGATAAAAAGTTTTTATATCTTACTTTTTTAAATACTATCATCTTGTGCCTCTAAAAATGTTTCTTTAATCATATTCTTTAACTTGTCTTTATCTAAATCTACTGGTAGTTGATCAACATAATTATTAACAAGTGTCATTGTATCTTCCGTACCTTCAACAACATCATCACTTACAAGATTGGCATTGAGATCGGAGTAATCTTCTAATATTTTTAACTCATGTACTGTTATCTTATTGTATAATCTGTCACATAATCTATCAAACATCTCATTATTTTTTTTAGATACTACAATTAGTTTTACAAATTTATTGTGTAGGTGATCTATATTGAAGTTATCATAGTTTGTTTCGGTATCATTATACATTAATTTTTCAAATATAGTATTAGGATTAGGTATCGCTTCTATCTCTCTTGTTTCAGTATCTAGTATATGAAAATACTTTTGTTGACCATAATCTGACCATGTCATTTCATATTGAGATCCTAAATAAAATATCTGACCATCATCACTTTTAGAATGAAAATGACCTGTAAATGTTTTATCAAATCTCTTTACAATACTCTTATCGTATCCGTGTGTTTGTGTTATATTCTCGTGCATATAGAAACCATTTAAATCTAGGTGTGCCATACAGATATCTGCTTGTGCAGTATCTAGCATATTAAATGATTGTTGTTGATTTTCAGGATTTATCCATGGTAACATTAATATTTTTAAACCATCAAAGTCAACTACTTTAGGTTCTTCGTATATCCAAGGTTCATTGATACCATCAGGTGCAGTACATAACTGTTGTAAAGAGTTTACACTATTTGTATTCTTATAATATATATCGTGATTACCGATTAACATATGAGTATCTATCTTCATATCCCATAGTTTGTTTAAAAACTTCTTTCTAAAGTTATCAGCAACTCTAAAGTTAATAAATTTTCTTCTATCAACTACATCACCTAAATGAATAAGTGTCTTAATGTTATGTTTTTCTAAATAGGGAAAAAATGTTTCTTCATAAAACTTATGTAGAAAGTCATCAAAGATTGAACTATCGTTTCTCACACCGAAGTGAGTATCATTTAACAACGCTATTTTCATTATTTATTTTTTCTTTTTCTTTGTTTTCTTTGGTTCTGCTGGCACACTTTCTTTTACATTTTTTTGTAGAAACTCTAACATCTGATTTTTATATTGAGCGTCATCACCCACTAGAGAGTCCATCATCATTTCAGTACCAGAAGTAGCGATCAGTTTAGCCTTAACATCTTGCTGTTTCTTTTCTTTCTGTATTCTTCTGATAAATGCATAATATATAATTTGTGTGAAATATGCAAATGGATTATTAGATTTCTCTGGGTTGAAGTTTCTCATGTACTGTAAACAGTTTTCTATGCCATCTGAGATCATGTCATCTCGATAGGTATAGTTTATAAAATTCGGTCTGTAAGATAAGTGATTAGCGATCTTTAAAAAACACTCACCTATATAGTTAGTTACCATTGGTGGTTTTCTTTTCTTGTCTTCCGCTTTTGCCACTTTAGTACGGTGTTCGATCATAGCTTGAAGAAACTTCTTATTATCCACATAATGAGGTTTCAACTTTGCTTTTGTTTTTTCCATAATTTATCTTTCTGATTAATAATAACTTATTATATCATTTTTGTGTTAATAAGTAAAGCAAGTTGTATTAATTAATTTTATTTTTCAAAACGCTTGACGACTTTAGATATCTATGATATACTGCGTATGTAGACGCTTGGGGAACCAGCTATATAGCTATCTTAATGGATAGTTTTCTTTCCAAATAAATCTATTAAATCTTCTTCTGACCATTGTATCTGTTCCCTCTGGTCAATTTTCTGCATACGATCCATCTGATCTGCCAACTTATATATTTTATCCATCTCCTCGGCAGATAACACAGGTTTAGCGTTCTCTTTTGCCTTCTCAACTTTATTCAATATCACCTCATAGTAATGAGATATATGTTTGTCCGCTTGGGTAATTACTAATATTTTATCTCTAGGGATAACAAATGTTTTATCATCTGTAAACGGCAACCAAGGTGCTAAAGTAGAGTCATCTTTCATACCCATTTCAGTTTCCCTCTTTACAGTATTTAATTCTAATGCGTTTGTGATTCGCAGGAAATCCTTATCAACGACAATACTACCCATAATAGTGGTACCATCAGTTAATCTTACCATACGATAATCTTTTATCTTAACAGTATTCATTTTAATCCTTTAAGTTAATATTATGTATCTCGTAATCAAACTCTTCCTCGTTGTATATATTTATTCTTTCTTGGAAGTGCTTTAACGTATAATTTTCTTTAGACTTGTATGATAAATCATCTGATATATCGTATAGTGTCGCATTAACTTTATTGTCGCCTAATCTTAATCCTCTACCAATTGATTGTAGATTTCTTATTCTACTTTTTGAAGGACTTGCAAAGATTATATTATGTAGATTCTTGATGTTAATACCAGTAGAGAATGTACCATAACTAGCGACAATTATTGCGTCACTTTCATTCTCAACTATTGCTCTTGCTTTTTCTCTTTCTTCTGTTTCGACACCGCCATAGATATAAAAAACCTTTCGATTTTCTTCTGCCTTATCTTGAATGATTTGATGAAGATTCTTTCCGTGTTTCTCCACAAGTTGAAATAATATTAAAGTATTACCTTTGAGTTTAAGTGCTAGATTACGAATGAAATTATTTCTAGGTGTACTACTTACAAGATAATCTATCTCGTCTTGATACTTACCTTTTGATATAATTTTACAATTGGCTTCAGTATGTTTTAGTATTAAACATCTAACTGCCAGATTACTTAACTGTTTTTTATCCATAAGTTTTTTAGTTGTAGTCACCTTGTTTACGGCGCCAAACAATCCTTCTAATACTAACTTATGTGTATGGGCGCCATCTAAAGTACCTGTAAGACCTATACGATATTTACAATCAAGTAGTTTAGTCATAATTTCTGTCAATGATTTAGATTTAAATAGATGTGCCTCATCGCCAAATACACAACCAAACTGTTTAAAGTATTCTTTTGGCAACTTATATAGACTCTGCCATGTCGATATCAACACTTTCTTGTCTGTTTGATTTGAATAACCACTATACAATCTATGGCAATACTTCTTTACATTCCAACCATATGATTCAAAATCGGTATACATCTGCTCTACTAATGATGTTGTTGGCACGATCAACAGTATTCGATTATTATATTCTTCTTTGATTAGATGTGAATAATAACGTATTAAGGAATATATGATGAATGACTTACCGGATGCCGTAGGACTCACCAGCAACGTCCTATTGCGTTTTAAACTATGATATATTGCGTCTATCTG